GGGAAGCTTTCGCCCCCTCAACCAGGTTGAGAAATCCAGCGCCGATTAAGGCTTACTGGACCTCGTCCAACTTGGTTTACCGCCCTCCTTCTTCGATCGAAGGAGTCATCTCGCTTTCACGGGCGAGGGACCTGACCGGCTGTTCCTAACGGGCAGCTGGAAGGGCAGAGCGCTACGCATCGCCAATGCGCAGCGCGCGGGTCTTACGCTTAAGACCCACGTATATGTCATAATCTGATATGACATAACGATCCGGGAAACCCCGGATCGGAAATCGTACAGCCATTTCAACGTCTGTACGTGTAGGAGCCGGCTTGGGAGCCGACTTCACTTCGTCCGGCTTCACGTCCGGAACGATTATTTCCTTCAGCGAACTGAAGGTAGTTAGAGCACTCACACCGTGAATGTTCATTTGGGCCATGTATGCTTCATATGACCCCATATCGACCCAGACATTGTCAAAGGTCATAGGACTACCAAATGCTTTGTAGTCGCATCGACTCTCGAGCCATAGTAGCACGGGAATCCTAAACGTCTTCTTCGGAAGACGTCGGTTAGCAATTTCAATTGCCAGCCGGATGTCATTCGTTACAACGAATAGCAATTCGAAGTCGAGTATATCGACGTCGCTTAGAATAATCTCATCATCTGAGATATTCCTTCTTGGGATTTCGCCCAGTGCAAAACCCGCTTCTATTGAGTCTTTGACCCAATTCCAGAGAGCCACAGCATCGTGGTCCTCCATTTTGTCCCTCTTCTCACGGAGAGAGAACTGAGTATAGTCCGGTGAGAACGGGACTTTAACTGCAAGGGGGTACGTTTCCCCTAGCATAGCTTCGGCCTTTTCTCGGTCGAAGAATCTTTCCGTCCGAATTGGGCGGAACCCATTTGGGTCGCGTTCCCAAATGTCCAGGAAGAGCTCCAGCTCCTCCCTATTGATCTCGACATCGTTGTCGAAATCTATTACCTTCGAAATTCCTTCGAAGTTAAACTCCCCTTCACCGAGGAGGGAGCGTACAAAGTCGCCTTTTGCGATCTTTCCCGCCATCTCCGATTCGGAGATGACAAATCTGTTAAGCCGATGATAAATCGACTTACTATGGGCTTGGTACTTCGGTACCTCTCCCATTTCGATCTCCCTGTATTCGGGGAGGTCTAATTCCTTGACTTTTACACGCCAAGGTTCATTCGCGCTATGTCGAAACATTGCACGACTATACCTCAAAGTATCACTTCGGGGTTTATCTACTGATTTGTTAAATGCAAACCAGCCGCATTCTGTCATGATTCGACAGTATGCCTTGAGCTCGCGTGGTCGCGAGGTCAAAAATCGTAAGAAGTTTCTACGATTTCTGAAGGGAATAGGTTTCCCTTCTCCACATACTTCCTGAGGAAAGTATGTAAAACCCTCATAATCTGTGGTATGGAGGTAAGTGTCTTGCAAGATCATTGCAAGATGGAAGAGGCCGACGGGATCGCCGCCCTCCTTAAGATACGAAGTATCTTTTCCCAACTGCGTAATTCTCCCAGTTGGAGTATAAGAATAGTCGTCTCTATTCTTTTTAATGTCGAGCAGTAATCTGCCCTTCACGCAATCGGAGTACGGTGATCTACCCCATCTCCGAGATTTCTTGATACGGTCAATCGTATCGTGAACTGACCGAGGAATTTCGATTAACTCCTCAGTGAAAAATACATATCGATTCGATATGTATGTATCGTCCTCCGAGATTTTCATTCCGAAGGACCTGTAGACGTCGAGAACGACGTCGTGTACCTCCTGCGTTGTAGAAATACCGCAGAAGTCGTCCCCTACTATCCTTGCGAAGTAGTGGTTATTATACTCCATCCGTACTTTCTGTACGACGGAGATTCCCAAAGCCGTTAGTAACGACTTTGTTCCTGGGTCGCCCATAAACCATGCGCGACTCGATTTACAAAGCAATTTTCCTTTGTAAAAAATCTCTCTTGGCGAACACAAGAGATCTTCTACTACCGAAGAATACCATTTCGGTAGGTTAAACCTCCGCTGGAAACAGCGGATGATATCTCTGGCTACGTCATGATGACCGTAGTCAGTCGCTTCCTCTAGGTCCGTAGATAGAGCCCAGAGTTCTTGTCCGAACATCCAATGGTTGTCCGGATCTTCTGGGGAGATAGCTTTAGCCATCTCCCATCCATGTCGGGATTTTGATATTCCCGATGCACTTTCTGGAAATGCTCGTAGCATCTCCAGCGTAAGGTGACTCCAAGGTTGGAGGCACTCGGCGTGGAAGAAACTCGACGCCGTAATAGTCCGGTGCTTAGGCCCGGGCTCTCGGATAACAGAAATGTTAGCCTTGTACATATGCGGATATCGCTTTATGTACTTAATAAGCGAATTGTGGAATATCAATTCGCCGTATTGATCGATTGGGACCAATCGATCGGTTATTTCGCCGGTCTCTAGATCGACGAAGGTAGTCAAACCGTCATAGTCTTTGACGGGGTAACGATCTCGCATTAGGTATAATGCGAGTGCGACCGGCCATAACCAGCCGGCAGATAGGACAGCGATACCAATCGCTAGCCATTTATGTGCCCTCTCGGATCTTTCGAGAAGACGTTTCCTTCTTGCTCTTTCAAAGAGCAGAATATCGGCGGCAAGCTGTGCCTTGCCCCCCTCTTTGACTCCTGACTCATAGGCAGCAGTCGTTGATATCGATTCATGCGGTGCATGAGCCGAACGTGCTAGGCTGACATGAT